GTTGGACAGATAGTCTATGGATCTGAGTCTGGTACTATTGGTACTATCTTGAGAAGGGATCCGACTTTGGGTCAACTTATTATCGATACAACAAATACGGTGATACCGTTGACAAGATCGATTACCTTTGAACCCAACGTTAACGGGTATGCAACTTATGAGTTGACACTAGAGAATGAAAAGTTCCATAGTCCTTCACAGTGGAGAGTCTTTCAGGACGATATCGAAATATCTAGTGATGTGGAAATCACACTACCCAAAGGTAAAAACAACCGTATATTCGAAATAAACAACGTGAACTATAAAGAGGGTTCTTCGTATTACGTATCGGCAGAAATCTTTATTTCCAACCCACTAGACAATAACTTTGGTGAGGGTGAGTCTTTGTACTTCGTCAACCCTAGAACTGGATTGAACGTGGTTGCGGTTATCTGGAAAGAGTCGGAACAGTACAACGCTGTGCATCATTACGAGAGAAGAACGTACACTGCGTTTGACCTTGACACAAACACAAATATTTTAGTCTCGTATGAAAAACAAGAGGCAGTAAATGCAGTCGAAAACTTTGACAATGCAGAGGTAAGAATATCAAGTGAATGGGTGCACATAGATCCGTACACTGGAATACTTCCTGCGGGTGCGTATCCGGTTACTGTACGAGAACGATTTGAAGAATTCAATGACGATCTCAAGAAGATCAAGATTCTTAAAAAAAGTGTTATTGAAAGAGTCGCAAAAGAATTCTATAACAAACAAGCGGGTCGTACCCCATAATGTTTAATACTAAGAGTACTCAACAGTGGCGTCTCGAATACGCCGTAATCACAGCGGATCGTGGTGTAAAAAAAGAAGTAACCGATTTCGTTGCAGAGATCGTGTTGTATGAAAACATCTACGTACCTTATGTTACTGGTCGAATCGCATTCGCTGACAACACGGGTATCTTTACTAAAATGAAACCTATGGGTAGTGAGAGACTTGATCTTGTCATCAAGGCAGAAACCCCTGGCGTGGACCACCCTGTTAGTGGAGGACTTGAAGGTAAAACATTTGTTATGAAAAGATTAGAAGATAGTGTAAAGGCGAACGCAGAAGGAACATCGTCTTTGGTCATATTTGAAATAATCGAAGAACACGCTGTTGCAAGTAATCTAAAAAAATTATCCAGAACAATCAAAGATAATTTCGTTCTTGAGATACTTAAGTGTGGCGCTGACATGGGCGCGGCTGTGAACATTGATCGTGCCAGACCTTCTAAACAAACGAAATGGAAAGGTTACATTCCTTATCTTAGTCCTTTAGATGCGATAAGGTGGATGATGAACAGAGCGACAAACCATAAAGAGATGCCATACTTTTTATATTCCAACATACACGAGAGTAATATTCGACTGGCCTCTCTAGACATCCTAATGGAACAGACTCCTTTTAATGCGGCAAATCCTTATGTTTTTAGTAGTGCAACTGTTCAAAGTCAAGAATATGAAACTGGTGGTCCTACTCTAGAGTCACTAGAGAAAAAACACTGGCACATAAATTCAATACGTGCAAAGAACATGGGAGATCAGATGGCTCAGGTTCAGAAGGGTGCGAGTACTGGATCTAGATTGTCGGTCACCAACATCAATGGTGACAATCCGATTATCGCCAGTAGACACAACTCAATGATGGAGAGTGTTGGTAAGATGGGACCGTTGTTTAGAGGTAATCCACAGAACATATATGATCCTGCATTTAATGTTAGGGGCGCGGGACCAATGCATGTCAATGACGCTGCTCAGTATCATACGATTGTTTCGGAGAATATTTACACACAAGAATTTAAGAGTTTCCACTATGAAGAATCTATCGATGAATATATGCCTGTTTTGACTGCAAACGCAGTGAGGGCGGCTATGCAAAAAAATACATACGAGGTTTCTATCAACGGTGCAAAGTTTCTCCAAAACAAAAAGGGTGTGGGTGATCTGGTTGAACTCAGAGTGTATGCGGATAATACTGACTTAGAAAACGCACCTGAACAAATAGATAAGATGAAGAGTGGTACGTTCTTGGTTACTGGAATTGCACATACATTTTCAATTCCAACCCATACCATTACTATGGAAGTGACCAAGTTTTCGTATGACCCAAGTTTAGGATAACAGATGAAAGAGTTACCTGTACAGTTCTACGGAGACAATGTACGTTGGTTTATAGCCACCGTTGTTGACGCACGTCCCCCTAAAGGAGAGAAACTAGAGGGACGTGTGTGTATCAGAATTCACGGTACAATGTCTCCATCGACTGCGGACATACCACAAGGTGATTTACCTTGGGCGCAAGTATTGATCCCCACTACTGAAGGTGGTACTTCTGGACTTGGTGCAACACCAAGACTAGAGGCGGGAACCAACGTCTTCGGATTCTTCATGGACGGTAAGGCGTCACAAACACCTATAGTTCTGGGATCACTACCTCAGTACGAGTTCGCCTCTCCAGTACAGGTCGGAAATGATCCGGGCTTCATAGAACAGGCTTTGGAGGCGGTAATAAGTTTTATTAACAAAGATTTGGTGGAAGACGATAATACTGGTGCAATCACTCAAGAAACCAGACTCGCCAGACAATCCGAAACTATACGGTACTTAATGGATCAGGGGTACACCAGAGACCAAGCGATAGGTATGGCGGCGGCTTTGGACATAAGTTCTGGTATGGTTACTGGATATAGTGAAGACGAAACGCGATATGGAATTGGTGGTTGGAGTGCAACTGACCAAGAAAGACTTCGAAACTCTACAGAGCTCTGGGATACCTTTTCAGGTCAAATGGAATATATTGTTGAGAAGGCGAAAGAGTCGAATCTGAATAGGGCGACAACAATTAGTAAAAATACTCAGAACAATAGTAACACAGTATTTGCAAGTTTGGAAGCTTTAAACCAGTTCCAAGAAACTAATAGAGATCTTGCACTTGACGCAGCGAATAGAATCAATGATGATATGGGTGGTGGATAATGTCACTAACTAAACAACAAGTCAACCAAACTCTAAATCTACAGAACCAGAGTAGTAAACGTACACATTCAAGTAATTTGAATAAGGCGGTATCTCTGGTTCGGGACAACCAGATTACGAACAACGTAAACAAGGCCGTTGAACATGGTCCTGTGGGTACTAGTGGTATCATCTCTCTGAACTCCACGGACAATGCGGCGCAGAAGGGGAACGGTACTAACCTTGTTCAAGCGGATGATTTTGCACTTAAGTCTGGTGCAAAGACCGCAACACAATTGCAGAATGAAACCGTGGTTCAAATGGGTGGCCACGGTGATAGTGATGGTAAAACAACCATCAGCGAAGACAACTGGAATGTACTGTCGGTAGAATTCTGGACAGACTCTTCTGACTTGTCTGCGTTGAGTGCAGAGATTAATAGTATTGGTGGTGGTATAGGTGACACTATTGCGGGACTCATGAGATTGATTACCGCACTGGGTGCACTTGCAGACCTTGCATCAAATCTGAATGTGGGTGCGGCGACTGGTTCTGCGGCAGAAAAAGCCGGTACTATAATGAAAGACAAAGCGACTCAGTTAGGTAACGACTTGCAAGGTGGACTGAATGGTATCGGAGATGCATTCCAAGGATTTGGAGATATCTCAAATATCCAAGAACTGGGTAATCAATTCGATACATTGGGTAATGCGATCAACAACTTTACTGGACCACTTCTGACTGCAACGGATATCATCACAAATCCTGCGGACGTATTCCTCGACACTCTTACTGAAGAGACGGGAATTGGAAATGCGTTTAAAGAAGTTGAGGCTGGTTTCAATGATATAACAACGGGTATCAACGACACCTTAAATTCTATTGGTGATACGATAGATGCAGCGGTGGCTATTGCAGATCCTATTATGGAAACAATCGCAAAGGCGGAAAGGTTAGGTGCGACTATCAGTGCAAACGCTGGTATCCTTCAAAACCTGAACGAAATCTACAGTGCGAACTTGGGTAAGGACATTACTAAAATCACTGGTGGTGCATCTCTAAGTAGGTCAGAGACAGGTAAGATCATGGATCAGATCAACTCTGGAAAGGAAAAGGATATTGCAAATGCAGTCAAGACGATTGTAGGAAAGAACACTAACTTGCATCCCGATATGATACCGATTGTTAACGCAACCGTTTCTTTCAATAACACGTCTCAACTACAGGATAACATCGTTGATCGCGCAAAGTTGGCGGGTGTTGATCCTGCGATAATTGCAGACTTTGAAGAAATCTTTGTCAACATCGAAGACAACGTTTCAATCTTTGACACCACAATGCAAGGAAACTTGTTTGTGTCTCAGAACGATTTCTTTTCTAAGAACAAGAATCTCAAAGACTATGGTTCACAGTATGAATCAGATGTCAATGTAGATGGAACGCCTAAATTTCTTACGTGTGATTCCTATGAGGAACTCGCACAAGAGGTTATGGTTACAGACCGTGATATAACCAAAATTGTTATCCACGGTAGTAACACTTACCTCAACCAGTACCTAACTTCTAGAGACATTCATCAAAGGATGATAGACAGAGGGTATGATGGTATGCAATACCACTATGTGATCAGGAGAGACGGTACTCTGGAAAGAGGTATACCCTCTAACAAAGTGACTGCGGTCACTGATCCAACCATTGCGAATAATTCCATCGATATCATTATGGTTGGTGGTATTAATGCGGCAACCGGAACTGAGAATCCGGACAGATATAAAGGTATCGGATCTTACACTAGACAACAGTTTAACACCCTAGAGTCTTTGTTGGTAAACTGGTATAGAAGGTATCCAGGCGTAGAGGTAGTAGGTCATCAAGACATTGACACTGCCTCTTCTGATCCTGCGTTCGATGTTAAAGGATATGTAAAAGATAGGTTTGATGTATAATGGCAGATGATAATATTACAATAGAGACAGCGGCAGAAGAAGCGACTCAACAGGTTCCCCTTTATGGGTTCCAAGATCCTTCCGGTGAGTTTCCCCGTAAACAATACTGGGGAGAAAGTTCTATCAACAAGGCGGCGAGAGGTGATTTTATCAATGACCTCATGGTCACGGGTTCCTTTCCACAAGTTGATCTCGAACTAAAACCAACCAGACCCTCAGAGTATCCCTACAATCAGGTTAAGGAAACTTACTCTGGTCACGTCATCGAATATGATGACACGGCGGGGGGTGAGAGAATCTTGATTAAACACCGCACGGGTGCGGGTATAGAGATTCGTCCGGACGGGACAATCTACATTTCTTCTGTAAACAAGAAATTGGAAACCGTTGGTGGTGACATGCGTATCATCGTAGAAGGTGATACGAAGATGGCGTACAAGGGTAATGTCGATATGTACGTCGAAGGTAACTACAATGTTGACATTGGTGGTAACTACAATATCCGAACCAAGGGTCACAAGAACGAGAAGGTGTTCAAGAACTATCGTGACCAGACTTCCGGTAACCGTGAGTCTACGACTAAAAAATTCCAGACTAACTTGACCGTTGGTGGAAGAATCGATACCACACTTGGTGCACACCAGATCAATGCAAAACAAGGATTTAGTGCCGCAACAGAAGGGACAATGCAATTGACTTCTGATGGTACTATTATGTTATCTGGTAAGAAAGAAGTCGCTGCATCATCTAGGGTTGTTAACATGACGGGTATGCACTGTTCGGTGATTGGTGTAACTGGTTCGTTTGGTGGTACACTAGTTGACTTCGTAGGAAAAACCTATATGGGTCCAGCGGGTCCGGTCCCCTATGCATCTGGTGCCGCATTCTATGGTGGTTTCTTGGGTTGTTCGTTGAGTGCGGTTGCGTCGAAGACTTCTATCACTTCTGGGACTGCAATCTCTGCGTCCTCACTTGGTGGTTCTGCTCCTACTATTCCAGATTTCACTGCTCCGCCTTTACCGACACCCCCATCTATTCCAACTATTCCTAGTGCATTGGTTGCGACTAGTTTGTTGGGTGGACCTTATGGTATCAAGACAGTATCTATTGATGCGGGTGATGATCTCAAAAATAAGATCCTCAAAAATGATGGATACGGTGGTGTCTTTCATGGTGGTGAAGAAGAAGCCTCCACACAGAATTTAAGATCCGCAATGCGAGATGTCAATAATAGAGACGCACTACAGTTACAGGCAATGGCGGATGGACTGATCAATGAAGAATCTGTCTTCTCCATTCCCGAAGCGATTGGTCGTTCTACAGGCGCGGATCCCACATCCATCATGGGTATGATACCTTTGGGTAATACAGAAGAACATTTGGGACAACAGGTTACTCTTGGTCTTGATCCACAAACAAGAGAGGACATCCGTAACGCAGAGGCGCAAAGACTTGCATTCCTCGACAGAGAAGGTATTGAAGATCCTCTCAGGGCATCCACGTTACCCACCACGGAGGATTCTGCATGATCTATAGACCAAACCCAAAGTACGATCCAAGAAAAACTCAAGGTAGGTTCATAACTTCACAGTTACCTCTTGCAGCCGGTATCAATATTGCAACGTTTCTGGGACACGGTGCGTCTGGTATTGGTCACCTTGGTACTGCGGAGAAGAGATCACAACTTGCAAGAAACCTGTATCTACAGGCGCAGATGATCAATGCAGTAAACATGGACACCAAACTATTCAGAACTATTCGAGTTGCGGTTTCTGAGGGTGTCTACGAACCAGGCCCAAATGAAGTCTGTAAGGGAGATAACGCCCTGAAAGAAGATGGGAGAATGATTGTATATCAGGTGTATGGTGGAAACGGAAAGATCGATCATGCGGCAACATATGACGTTGCAAAGTTCTGGAAGGATCACATGAAGTTCAACAGGTTGGTTCTGGATTATGATATCTTTAATCCTGATGGATCACTTACCTCTCAAATCCTGATAGAGATGCCCAACGTGCCTAAGAACTTTGATGTCACATACACGAACGTGGTTCAGACTCAGTACAACGGATACTTATTTTCTAACAAAGAACTTGTTGAGGTTCTTGAGAAAAAGGTATAAATAAAGATATTATAACACACGAGAGTCAACATGGCAATTAAAAGAGCGCTTGCCACCGAAGATTTTGGTCTAGACACAGTAAGTCTTGCGACTACAAGAAACCGCAAGTATATTGATCTAGATATTGCATTCAAGGCAAAACCAGTATCCGGTGACATTTACAAGAAGACTGAGGCGGCTGCGGTGAAACAGGCCGTCAAGAACCTCATGTTGACTAATTATAGGGAAAGACCCTTTAAACCGTATTTTGGTACGAACATAACATCGTACCTGTTTGAACTTACCGAAAAAGAAATAGAAAAGAAACTGGCTAGGAACATTCGTAATGCGATCAAGGCATACGAACCTAGAGTCAACAGTAGAACTCTAAAGATCGTGGTAAACGTTCAACCGGATTATAACTCAATAGACGTAACACTTGTTTTTAATGTGATTAACTCGTCGGAAGAAGTTACGTTAACTACGTCGATAAACAGGTTAAGGTAAGATGACTACAACAATTAAATCCTCTGCACTAGACTTCAACAACATCAAGAACAACCTGAAGAATTACTTGATTGAACGAGGAGAGTTTGCAGATTATAATTTCGAGACATCCGCACTCTCCAACCTGTTGGACGTTCTTGCGTACAACACTCACCTGAATGGTCTTACCGCCAACTTTGCATTAAACGAGTCATTCCTCTCTACTGCACAACTTCGTAGTTCTCTGGTATCTCTTGCAGAGGGTATTGGATATATTCCTGATTCTAAGACATCCGCTGAGGCGAGGATTCGAATGGCGTTGAACTTGTCTTCAATCGAAGACAGACAAGACTCTATCAGTCTCGCGTCTGGGTTTGAATTTACTTCGGTCATTGACTCAACGATATACAGATTTCAGACTCAAGAGACTATTATTGCAACGGATGATGGAGCGGGATATTACAGATTCGCCACCTTAGATGGTAACGTCAACATTCCTATCTACGAGGGGACGCAACAGACTCGTACCTTTATCGCGGGTGAAAATGATGAGTACGCTCTCTACATAATTCCTGATCCCAATATGGACATCAACACCGCTGTCGTAAAAGTCTACGAGAGTCCTACGTCATCAAACTTTGTGACATACACTAATATTCTTAAGGCGACAACGATCAGTGAACAGTCAACCCTTTATATCCTGAAAGAGACACCCAACGGATACTTCGAACTATCGTTCGGTAACGGTACTACTCTGGGGCAAACACCTGAGGCGGGATATAAGATTGTGGTGGACTATCTGTCTTGTAACGGAGTTAACGGTAATGATGGTGTTATCTTCCAACCCCAAACACAAATCAAGATTAACAACACCACTTACAGAACACCTTCGGTAACAACCAGAAGTAAATCGGTTGGTGGTGCGGAGAAGGAGTCCTTGGAGTCCATTCGTAAGAATGCGCCTTACCAGTACGCCGCACAAAACAGGATGGTAACTCACGTTGACTATTCTTCTCTTGTACTGCGGAACTTTTCAAACCTAATCTATGACATCAAGGCGTGGGGTGGAGAAGACAACACCGAACCAGAATTTGGAACTGTGTTCATGTCAATCAAGTTTAACGCTGATGTTCCTGCGGATCGTATTGAAATCACAAAGACTGCGGTTGAGGATCTGTCGAATCAACTGGGTGTCGCTTCTTTTGATATTAAGTTTACTGATCCTATCATCACTTATGTAGAACCGGAAGTGTTCTTCCAGTTTAACCCAAGACTGACCACACTGTCAATTAACACGATTCAGGACAGGGTACGTAAAGTCATTAACAACTACTTTACCGGAGCGGTGGGTAAATTTGAAACCTCTTTCCGTAGATCAAACATGTTAGCGTTGATCGATGAAGTCAGTCCTGCGGTACTATCATCTCGTGCAAACATTAGAATGCAACAGAGACTTACTCCTGCACTGACTCAGGAGAAAGATTACACATTTACTTTCCCTGTTCCGATTGCGGATCCTGATGACGTACAGTATCGTATCACTTCTGGTTCTTTCAACTTTAGAAACCAGACGTGTCAGTTAAGAAACAAACTGTCAAGTAACAAGTTACAGGTTGTTAACCTTGCCACCAATAAAATTGTTGTTGACAACGTTGGAACATATAATGCAACGCTAGGTATTGTCAACATTATTGGACTACAGGTTGACTCTCTTGTGGGTGGTGGGACAACAATAAAGATTGCGGTAGTTCCTGCAAACCAGAGTGCGATCACTCCACTCAGAGAATACATTTTGGAACAAGACGTTGATCGTACTACCGCTAAGGGTGTACTAGTAACTGCGACTAATTAAGGTATTTAGATGGCGCACCTACGTGACAGAACTCTATTAGATATAGGAAGACGTAATCTTAACGTACAAGACTACTATATCGAAGAGGTCATACCGGATTGGATTGTCCAAGATTATCCCAATCTGGTAAACTTCATAAAAGAGTATTATTCGTTTGAGGAAGATGACCTATCTCCCTCACATATCATCAAGCAGTTATTCTTTGCACGTGATATTACGCAAACTGAATTGGAACTATTGTCGTTCATTGAGGACGAACTTCTTCTTGGTCAAGCGTACTTCGAAGGGTTCCCTGATAAAAGAGAGGCCGCAAAATACTCGAATACACTTTATCGTTCGAAGGGTACGAAGTTCACGATACAACAGTTCTTCCGTACATTCTTTCAGATTGACCCCGATGTCATCTACGGTAAAGAACAAGTTTTCTTTGTTGGTGAAGATCACATTGGTCCAGAGTCTCAGAGGTACTTAACCAACGACAAACTATATCAGATGTTCGCCATCCTGATTAAGACAGAACTCTCTATAGAGACGTGGAGAGAGGTATACAAATTATTTGCACACCCTGCGGGAATGTATCTTGGGGGTGAGGTACAGATCGTTACCTCCGTGGATATGGATATTGAAGATCAACCAAATCCGGGCGTATTCGATGTACCGCCATTTATTATCGAAACAGAGGCTGCAATAACTCCGATTGCGAGAACAAGTGCAACTGGTCTGTTCGATTTCAACGCACCAGACGGGACAACGCAATTGTTTAGAACGACACTGGGTAACCAGACAACACAACCGAATCAGTACGGTAACGATCTTAGTGACGTTAAGGATGCGACTCTCGAAGAGGTCGCCAACTTGTACACCAGTATCGCTGAGATGATCGAAGTCGATTCTCCGACTCTTGATGAAGATTCGGATGGTAACACTGGTGCAGTTTCACACAGTGGTTTCGATATCAGTTCTACAGAAACTATCGACCAAGACAAGTTTGATTGGAAGGATTCGGACGATATCAGTAACCTTGACGAATTATTTGATTCAGATTACAACAACAATCTGTAATACTAGTATAAATAGACGTATAGGATTTTAGGGTAACTAAAGATGACAAGACAACTTCTTAATAGAGGGACTACCGCCAACGATGGTACAGGTGATACACTTCGTGCGGCAACCCTAAAGATAGAACAAAACCTTACCGAACTCTACCTCAAACTGGGTGGAGACAGTACCGTTTTGATGCCACAAGTCTCGTTTGATAGTAACCACTTAGTTTTTGATAGTGCAACTTATGAAGTAAGGTTGGGACCACCTACACCGACTTCAAATCAAATTTTGACACTACCAGATCATACTGGTGTGTTGATTTCAGACTCGGCGACACAGACCCTCACAAACAAAACTTTAGTTACTCCGTATTTCAAATCATTGGGCCCGGACTCTTCGGCCGCAATTAAAATTTGGGACACAGACTCAAGTCACACATATGATCTGGTGTCTTCGAACATTGCGGCAAGTCGTACAATCACATTACCCCCATTGACTGATAGTGATGAGTTTACGTTCAACAATCACCAACAGACACTAACAAATAAAGAACTTCACGCACCCGTCATCGAAAATGCGAAGATTGGTGGTGTTTCGGGAGGCGGTAACTTCCAAGACAGTAATGGTAATGAGTATCTGGAATTTGCGAGAACTGCTGGGGCGATTAACCACGTTAAGATTCAGAACAACACAAACAACAACCCACCCACAATTTCTGCCGTTGGAGATGATAACCACATCGATCTGGATATTCAGTCCAAGGGATCAGGTGCAATTAAGTTGTCTACCAGACTGCAACTTGGGTATGAAAACTTTACTACCGCAACCGGAGGATCTGTAAACACAAACGTTCCTTTAACTTGGTTTAACTTGGGTAGTGGTATCACGTGTGGTATGGGGGATCTATCAAACGACGATAAAGGTACAATTAAGTATCTTATAAATCAGAATAGTGGATCGGCGGTAATCACACCAACTAATTTGCAAAATTATTCGACGATTACATTACTCGTAAATCAATCTGCTACATGTCTTTGGGACGGAACGGAATGGATTGTGTTGAACGTTGGTGGTGATTCTGAAGGCGCTATATTGGCATAAAATAGGACGAGATAAATGGCTGCGGTTATTACAGATAAATTAAAAAAACAACTCCTTGTTGACATATATAAGGATTTTAAAGATTCCGATAATTACTATTATGCGGGAATTGGTCGTTCTCAGGATTGGAATGATTCTGATGTTGCACCTGTTCCTCATAATACTGTTCGGGATGAAAGAAACCTTCGTCTTGATTTACAGTCAGTAAAAAATATCACAGACATTTCCTTTGTCGTTCCTCGTGAGAACTGGGTATCTGGTGCGGTTTATTCTGGATACAACGATAACCAAGACGGTTATCCCACAAACTCCTATTACGCCATGAACGATAACCAACAGGTTTATATCTGTCTGCAACAGAGTAGAACAAACGCCAACCCGCCTCAGGTAATCGCATCTACAATTCAACCAACAGGAAACACTGAGGGTACTCCGTTCCGAACTGTGGACGGTTACATGTGGAAATTCCTGTACTCTATTGGTGCATTGAAGGCGTCTAAGTTTATTTCGTCTGCGTACATTCCCGTTGCGAAAATGCAAGACAGTTCAGGTGCGACACTTCTGTTAGATCAAATTGGAGTTGACTCCGACTCTCCTGCGGAAGACGTAGAACAACAACTGATTCAACAGGCTGCGGTTGGTGGACAGATTTTGGGTTACACTATTGTAAATGGTGGAACCGGATATACAAGTGCACCTACTGCCACAATAGTTGGAGACGGTACAAACGCAAAGGCGGTTGTTGAGACTGCGGGTAACACAATCACTAAAGTTTATGTCAAGGATAGTTCCGATGGTTCTATCGCATTCGGTCAAAACTATACTTACGCAAACGTAACCTTGACTGGTGGTGGTGGCGCCGGTGGGTCAATCAGACCCATCATTGGACCCGAAAAAGGACTTGGTTTTGATGCACGTAATGACCTCAAGTCTTCTGCAATTATGTTTAACACTAAACCAGATGGTGGTGAGGCGGTAAATGGTAAGAACACATTTGTTGTGTCACAAGATTTCCGTCAAATCGGATTGTTCAAGAACATCATGAAATCTCAATTGGTGGATTCTGCATTTACAGAAGAGACCGGACTTGCACTCAACTCTCTAGACTTAACTTCAATTACGGATGGTCCTTTTGTAAACGACCTCGTAATTCAAGGTGGTACTTCTGGTGCTAAGGCATACATTGTCGATACAGACTCGAACAGTGTGTTTATCTCACAGAACGAATACACCGGATTTACGGTATTCGATTCTGGCGAAACTATCTCTATCGTAGAGGGTGGTGGTGCAACTACTGCTACAGTGGACAAGGTTCTTACGGGAGTTGTAGATAAACACTCCGGAGAACTTCTATATATTGATAACCGCGCAGCGGTCTTTAGGTCTAACGATCAGACCGAAGATATTAAAATAGTAATTCAACTCTAAGGTTGTGAAGAAATGGTAAAACCGTATACAGAACAGATTTTTAGAACTTCCTATAAGGATGATTTTAAAGATAGTGATAACTATCATCGAATCCTCTTTAACAGTGGACGTGCACTTCAGGCCCGTGAGTTAACTCAACTTCAAACCATAATCCAATCGGAGATTGAGAGGTTTGCAAGTAACATCTTTGTTGATGGTGCACCTGTAAATCCAGGCGGTATGTCACACTATAATGACCTACCGTTTATTAAAATTGCAGCGACTACCCCTTTACCCGCAGATAAAACAACTCTGAGAAACGTAATTCTCACAGGTGGTCAATCAGGACTGAAGGTAAAGGTAGTACATGCTATTGCCGCAGATACCAATACGGGTGATCCCGAAACACTTTACGTTCAATATCTGGACGCTGGAGACCAAGCGGATTCTGATGGGTTCGGTGGACCAGTTTTAGCAACCAACCCAAGAGTAACGCCCGGCGAAACGTTGACTGGTAATATTGGACTGTCAGCAGTAGCCTTTGACGTACAAACAACCAACACTTCAACAAACCCCGCAATCGGATTGGGTAACCTTTTTGAAGTAAACGCTGGTAGTTTCTATGTTCAGGGACACTTCGTGTTCAACGAAAATCAAATTATTGTCACACAGAAGTATGCACAAAACTTTACTGGAGAGGTTGGATTTAAGGTTACGCAAGACATTGTAACTTCTTCTGATAACGAGGCGTTGTTTGACAACCAAGGTGCGACTCCAAACAGATCCTCGCCCGGCGCTGATCGATACAGAATTAGATTAACTCTTATTAAGAAAACAGATCTTGCGGCAGACGAAAACTATGTACGTGCGGCGAATATTTACCTTGGTGTGATTACCAGTCAGGCGAAGAAGGTTGATGGTTTCAATTCGGTAAAAGATTTTGTCGCTGTACGAAATAAAGAGATTTCTGGTAACTTCATTAAGAAGTATTTCAAGGCGAACTTTACACCCAATGATGATGACACATTCAAATTAAAGGTAACGCCTGGCACCGCATACATTAATGGTTATCGTGTTGATATCAGAGCACCTTCTACACTTCTGGTAGACAGACCAAAACAGACGTATACCTTTAACAACGAAAGTGTGCCGGTTGATTACGGTAACTACTTTGTGGTATCTAATACGGCTGGTGGTCAAGGTATGCCCGATTTCGGTTCGTGTGAAGAGATGACTCTTTATGATTCCGCAAATCTTGGTGGTACTGCAATTGGTACATGTAGAGCCCGTGCAATTACAGAGTGGCAGAACGGTCTCTATAAGTTACACGTGTTTAACATTCGAATCACCACAGCGAACAAGAGTTCGAGAGATGTTCGTTCGTTCGGTAGTGCGGGAACATACTACAACAACTATGTAGCGAACAACCAGACTCTTTTTGATACCAAGAAAAAGAAACTGATGTTTGACCTTCCCTTCCCAAGACCTCAGTCTTTCAGTGATATGTCTGTCACGGGTCAAAGGGTAAAGAGTGGTACAGCAGATGGTTCAGGTAACGTTACAATAACATTAACCAGTCTTGACGAAGCGTTTACAAATACTGGTGATTGGGTAATCGCTAGTTCAACTGATGCGTTTGTTACGGGTTGGACTGTATCTGTTGGTGGAGGAGGAAACACTGCTACGATTAGTGGTCTGAGCAGCGGTACTATCTACGAGATTGCAACTTACGTTCGAAAGAGTAATGCAACTATTCGATCCAAGACTTTGCAAGAGACAACGACAACAGCGACTCTGGATTCGGATGGAAACGGAAACAAGTACATCGAACTTGGTAAGTCCGATATCTATCAACTTTTGAGAGTCCGAAAATACGACTCCGATGGTGATAACATCTTCGGTAACTTCATTCTCGACACGGGTTTGAAAGACACTCACTACGATGACGGTAGACTCATCTACAAAAACACTGGTCTTGACTCAGATCAGGAACCAGTATTCGTTCGATACAAATATTTCGAACACGGTAACGGTGACTTCTTTGCTGTAAACTCCTATACAGGACAGGTAAACTACAGAGATATTCCGGTACACAGAACAGATGATGGAAGACTTGTCTCACTTAGAGACGTAGTTGACTTCCGTCCTGCAACTAACGGTTCTGGATCTTTTAACGTTGTCAACGAACTACCACAACCTTCGGATCTAGTTTCCGCTGACGTGGCGTATTATGTTGGACGTAAAGACAAGTTGATTCTCTCTCAGAACGGTGAGTTGAGATACTTGCAAGGTGTTCCTGAGTTGGATCCTTCTTTCCCAACAACACCCGTTGACTGTATCGATTTGTATAAGTTCCACCTCGAACCTTTCACTCTTCACACCAAGGACTTGAAATCGCGTCTTCTTCCCATGAAGGGATACACAATGGAAGACATTGGTAAACTGGATAAGAGGATTGATAAGGTAGAAGAGATGGCGACACTCTCTCTATTGGAGTTGTCAACCCTAAGTTTACAGGTACAAGACTCCAATGGTTTGAGTAGAACTAAGTCCGGTTTCTTTGTGGACAACTTTGCAAATCACCTATTCTCAGATACAAAGAACGTAGAGTATCGTGCGTCACTTGACCCACAAGAAAAACTTTTGCGTCCTTCACACAGAACACACAACATCGATTTGTTCTGGGATTCTGCACAGGCTGCACAAGATGCGGTGACTAAGAAAGGTGACTTGATATTACTTGATTATACCGAAGTTAATTGGTTAGAACAACCTGTTGCGTCTAGGACAGAAAACCTAAACCCCTTCCACATCGAAAAGATCGAAGGACACATCGACTTGTCTCCCGCATCTGATCACTGGAGGGAGACGGAAATTGCAGCGCCTCACGTTATTGATCAGGGTGCGGTACTTGATACTTCTCAGGCGGTTCTTTGGAACTCGCACCAGTGGGATTGGGGTGGAGTAGACATTAACGATCTTCAAGTTGGTGCAACTTCATCTCAGGTAACAGGTACAAATACAACCACAACGGTAGATGTTAGTACACCTCGTATTACAGGTGTATCAGTAAACGTTTCTCAGGGGGAATGGGTTGTAACTGGTACTACTTCAAATACAGAGTCTTTGGGTACACAGTCCGAAATTGTTTCGCAAGGGACAGAAGAATTTGTGACTACTGAAGTGAACGGTTGGGAAATTGTACCTTGGGGGCCGGGCGATGTATGGGAATTTGGTCAAGGTGGTAGAGACACGTTTGTTCGTGCGGGTGTGGGAGGTGCGTTTGGATCTATCGTAACTACGACTGATACTGTGACTACAACTGATATCGAAACAAGAGAACAGTTCGAGACCGTCACAAACACCAGTTTGGCACAAACAACTACGACATCTACTGATACTGAGTGGACCACAGATACAACTACCACAACATCAACTAGTACAACCACAACGGTTAACCGTGTGGCTGGTGAACATACAATTAGAGAAACTGTGGGTACTAACGTTATCGACGTTCTTACTATTCCTTTCATGCGTTCTCGTGTGGTAAGTTTCCGTGGTACTGGTCTCAGACCGAACACTCGTTACTTCCCATTCTTTGACCAAACTTACGTTGGTACATTCATCAAAGGAACTACAGATTTCGAAAGAATTTCGCAACGTAATCCTGAGTTCCGTAGAACTAACCTAATTCCTTCGGTTGGTCACAGTGAAGATGTCGCCGATGCACTTCTTCTTTCTGATGCAAACGGTACAGTAACAGGTGAGTTTGAGATTCCTAATAACAGTGCTATGCGATTCCAATGTGGTACAAGAGAATTTGCATTGATCGACATTAGTGTGTATAATAAGGATGAGTCTCTCTCATTCGCAACGGCGTTGTATGATGCGGTTGGTCACATCGATGTAATGCAAGACACGGTTCATAGTACACGTGTATTGGAGATTGTCGGTGAGTCCACTACAGTAGAAGACGTGAATTCAAATACAGAATCTACTGTTACGACAAGTAACGCTATTACGTCAAGTACTGCTACAGACATTCAGACAGAATCTACTATCACCGAAACTGTAACGAACACAACAGAAACGGATACGGTAACGGACGTAACAGTCGTACCAATTCCACCTCCTGTCTATAGTGACCCTCTCGCACAGACGTTCTCTATTGACGAACAGAACGGTATATTTGCGACTGAGATTGAAGTTTACTTTGCAACTAAGGATGCGGGAGACATTCCGGTTCAATTGCAACTTAGACCAGTTGTGAATGGTGTACCTAGTGCACATACTATTGTGCCTGGATCTACTGTATTCAAAACTCCCGCTCAGGTTACTGCGATCAAAGATCCGGATGATGTAAATATTCAAGATCCAACTACTGCGGAAATGTTGGCGAATGGAACGACATTTAAATTTGATGAACCGATCTTCCTGAAAGGTAGGACAGAGTATGCAATCGTTCTTATCTCTGCCTCGATGGAATACAAGGTGTTCATCTCACACGTGACCGATTTCGAACTTGGATCTACAGAGAAGAGAATTGCGAAACAACCATACTTGGGATCGTTGTTCAAGTCTCAGAACTCTACGTTGTGGGAACCTTCTCAGGACGAAGACCTTGCATTTAAAATCAAGAGGGCGGACTTCGTTTCTCAGGGTAACGCATATCTTGAAAACGTTAATGTACCCCCATTGGTTCTGTCGAAGAATCCCTTCCGTAGTTACAACGGTAGTAATACAATCACCGTTATCAACAAGAACCACGGTTTGAGGTATGGTGACAAGACTAAGATTTTTGGACTTGACTCTTCGACAACTTACAACGGTATTCTTGGTTCGGACATTATGGGTGAAAGACTCGTTACCCGTGTAGACGGAACTGCATTCCAGTTCGCCGCTGACTCATCTGCAAATGCGGACGGAAGGTTTGGTGGTGGTAAGTGTACTGCACATACTAACATGACTTTTGAAATTGTCAACCCCACAATTATGACAATGAAACCTGAGACAACTAACATTACTATGGTTGGTAAGTTCTTGTCACAATCTTCTCTGGTTGACTCTGCCGATGGTAGATTTAGTCAGTCCGCAGCTTGGCAACCATTGAAGAATGGTTCGAACTATTACTTTGATGCACCTAGGATGATTGCGAATAGAATGAATGAGGCGGACGAATTGGGTGTCTATTCATATCCCAAGTCTTCGGTAATCAGGATGTACATGACTACAACTGACAGTAGGGTTTCTCCGGTAATCGACATGCAACGTGCGGGTCTGACTCTTGTTGGTAACTTGATTGACAAACAAGATTCTGCTGCTACGAATGGTTTCAACGTACCAATTAGTTGGGTTGATGAAAGACACCCATTCGCCGGTACGCACCTTGCAAAACACGTTACAATTCCAGTAACTCTGGAACAGGATGCAATTGGACTTAAAATCATACTGGCTGCAAACAGACACCCCTCAACAGATTTCGATGTCTATTACAAGACTACTGATGCGGAAAGTGGACTGTTGAACAGTTCTTGGGTTCCTGCATATTCGGACAATACAATGCCTACCGATACCAACCCGTCAATCTATCGTGAGTATCGATACACGATTGGTGGTTTTGGGGATACCAACAATACAGGTGGTACTGACTTGACTGCGTTCCGGAAGTTCCAAGTAAAGATTGTTTTCAAATCAACAAATAGTGCGAAGGTTCCAATCGTTCGAGACTTGAGGGTCATCGCTGTAATTTAAGGTACGTAATGAGTAAATTGACGAAGATAGAAGACGCTGATGGTTTTTTCCGAAATCAGTCTGGGGTTGTGGTTAATATAAATAAAGAAGACGTTGCATTAACACAACAAAGAAGACAGAAACGAAAAGACCAAGAAGCGGAACATGTTCACATGGTCGAAACTGTAAAATCATTGGAAGAGGAGATGAGTGAAATTAAATCCCTTCTTTCGCAACTAGTAGAGAAATTATAGATGGCACGCCCTATTACACTCATAACAGATACGTTTAAGGTACTTAGAGATAACATCAATACTATCTCTAATAACGTTGGCGATCCGGATCTTCTAACCACAACGACGAGAGCGTTCACTCTAGGAAACACTGGGGTCGCGCAAAGATCAGACTCTTCTGATGTTGTTAGTGCGTTAAACGAACTCGACTCTGACCTTCACGGTGCAGGCGGTGGTGATGTAAAGAATGATCTGAACTACATCTCCTACGCAATCAATCGTGTCCGTGATAGTGGTATGACGGGTGCAATGAACGCTATCGATGCATATATCGGTGGTGACTCAGATACTCTAAATGTTGAAGCGAACACGATCAAAGATGCGATCAACGAGATCGAAGCGGTCTTTGACGCAAGTACACTCAAGATTAATGCGGGAGGTGACTTCCGATTTGATGGTGCGGGTGACCTAGAGGTTAACTTAGATGGAGGGGATGTTACCTTCCTCAGTGACTCCGATCAGTACGCACATTTTAATCTTAGAGACAGTGCCGCCGATTTTGTACAAACATACACCCACAGTCTCAGGATTAGAACTGCGGACTCTGCGGCCGGTAACGTATACTTAGATGCGGGGGGAGACATTACTCTCGACGCAGACGGAGGTAACGTATATCTTAAGGACGGTGGTGCAACGCATTTTGACTACTCTCTGGGTTCAACCAACACGGTAACAGTAACCGGAAACTTGACACATGATGTTTCTGGTGATATAGTACTGGACGCCGGTACTCTTAACATAGATTTCTTAGGGGCGGGGACAACACGTTTCGCCTATGGTCTTGGTGCATCTAACACACTAGATGTCACAGGTAATCTTTCCGAAGTGGTTTCAGGAACCTACACAGAGAGTGCGGGTGGAAACTATCATGTCGGAAACACTGGGACATACGAAGTAGTACCTACCGGAAACGCTACTGTGGATGCGGGTGGAGATATCATCCTTGACGCAGATGGTGGTAACGTCACACTCAAAGATGACGATAGTGCGGCATTTGATTTCAGTCTCGTAGACGGTATTGTCTCTAGAACTGGTCACACTACACTTGATGTTTCTGGTAACATTACTCTTGACGCTGATGGTGGTAACACCTACATCAAAGACGGCGGTACTACTCAGTTCCAGTTCATTGCGGGAACCAACAAAGAGATTGACGTTCCGGCTGGCAACTTGACAGTTGACGTTGCGGGTGATATAGTACTCGACGCAGACGGCGGAGACATCGACTTTAAAGATAATGGAACTGCAAGGTTCTCTTATGGTCTAGGTGCAACGAATACACTTGAGGTTAACGGTAATCTGACTCAGACAGTATCGGGTAACGTAATCGATAGTGCTAATGGGACATATACTGTAACTTCTACAGACGATATGTCACATACTACTCTTGGTAGATACACTCTATCAGCAGATAGTGCTGTTATTATAACATCTGATTCTGCAATTGTCAATAGTGCCATTGGTTTTGCTGTAAACACAACTAACGGTTATATTGATCTTAATGCTTCTGGTGCATACGGAACAGTAAGAGTTGATGCCGATCATGCTATTGTCCTTGATGCTGACGATGGTGACATCTATATTAATGATGGAGGAATCACTGCTTACCACATTATGTCATCTGGTACAATTTCTCGTGACGGAGACTTGACACTAGACATTTCTGGTGATATAACACTAGATGCAGATGGCGGAGACGTATTCCTCAAAGACGGTGGAACTCAGTACGGTGCGTTAACCAACACATCCGGTAACCTCATCGTCAAGTCCGGTACGACTACTGCACTGACATTCTCTGGTGCGAACGTTACTACGGGTGGCAACATCACGGTAGGTGGGAACACCATTAGTAGAACAGGTGCATTGACACTAGATGTTTCTAGTGGTATTAGTCTTGACGCTGGTACTGGTATCGTATACCTGAAAGACAATGGTATCACTTACGGATCGTTAAGAAATCCTGCCGGTGCAAAAACCCTTGACATCTATAGTAATACGACCAAGGCAATCGGGATCGATAGTTCTTCGAACGTCACGATTACCGGAACGGTCACTGAGGGTACTACACTTGGCACAACATCAACTCACTTGGGTGGTGCGATCAACGAAATCCACACTGAGTTGGATTCCGCTACTACTGATCTTCAGACAACCAAGGGTAGGGTAACTAATCTCGAATCTCAGATGGATTCTAATGAGGGAATCATTGGTGTCTCAGTAGAATGGAATGCGGACAATACCTACAGTTGGATTCACTCAACGTCTAACAGGGCCGCAATCAACGATCTCGACTCTGCGATTGGACATCTTGCAGACTTAGACAATACCACTTTCGCTGGTGCAAATGATAAAGACAATGTTGTGACTGCATTGAACGTACTTGCGGGTGACGTGCAAGACGTTCAGGGTGATGCGGGAACACTAGATAGTAGAATCGGTTCACTTGCAAACCTGGCCGCCTTCTTCGATAGTGCGGGGGCGACATCAAGTATTGTAAACGCCCTAAATCACATGGCAAGTAGAGTGGTCAATGTGTATGACGAAAATGGCACTCTGTTAAACACTTAAGTTAAGGGACGGTAGTAATGCCAATTGCGAAGAGTAAGCCATTAAAACTCAACAGTCCCGATCAAGGCGATCTAAAGAGACTTAGTAGTACAGAAGAAAATTACCTATCATATCTGATTGGGCAACACTTCTGTGCGGATAGTGATGGCGACAATGAGATTGGAAATCTAACACTTACTAGTACTAATGCAAACACCGTAGGTTCGTTTGTTGATACCCTCATAAACGAACCAAGTGGAACGCATCCAACTTCTGCAATTACGTCAACATCAACTACGACTACTCTGTACCAAAAATACGGTACAGCGGACGAGACTGATTCCGACTTCACAAAACCTATTGCATACTACAACCCTCTCACAGACGGTAGTACCGATCTTGGTGCGGAAGGTGTTTATGAGATGGCGGATTCTGACATGAATCGTTTAGTCGATAGACTAAATGGTCGAATCGCGTTGTCCGATTATCTTGGATCTTTTAAACTCAGTAATAGTACGACATCGCCTGGGGCAGGATATGTCAAATTCATAGAAGACGTTTTTACAGATAATATCGAAGTCGATACGAATACTACAGACAATTTTTCTATCTGGAGAAGAGAGAGTCAGACTGCACCTTCGTCTATTACAGACAGTGATGGTAACACAACACTCCTATCCTGCATAAACAGAGACAGTGGTGGTAACTACCTCGGCATTGGTGTGATGTCGGATCGTGCGATAAAAGTTTCTCTTGGACAACGTGCAAAGACTAGACGTTCTGCTTCTGATGGGATTGGTTCATATGTTTTGAGATCAAGTTCTCAGGGTGCACCTTCTGGTAGTGGTAGTTGGAGAGCAGTGGGTTCTGCGACAAACCGTAGAAGAGACCTAATTCAAACTTCGTATACTCGTACCAGAAACTCCACGTATACCAGAGACAGACAGTCAACCTATGCGGGAATTTATAACAGAACTAGAGTATCGAATTACACTAGGAATAGAACGTCCACATATTCTAGAAATTTCGTAGGCGACTTTGTTGCGACTTATCAAGGCAACTACATTGCAAACTTTATAGGTAACTATTCTCGTGGTTTCGTAGGTAATTACTCACGTAATTTTGCGGGTAACTATATTGGAGACTTTATTGGTAACTATCAAAGAGGGTTTGTCGGTAACTATACCGGAGACTTTACTGGTAACTACGCCCGTAACTTTCTTACGGGGTATTCCCGAAACTTCACTCGTGATAGGACATCAAATCAGACCGCTGTAAGAACGCAGACTCGTACCTCTTCATATTCTAGAACTTTCTCTAGGGTAAGAAGTTCAGCGTATACCAGAACGAGGACTTCTTATTACTCAAGAAATAGTGTTGCAAATAGAAACTCTCAGTACAACAGAACCTCTACACGTACTAGGTATGAATACTACTCTCGTTCTTTTGCGGGTAACTACGCACGTGCGTATACCAGAGATCGTCAACAAACTAGACACTCGACTTATAATAGAACCTTTATAGGTAACTATTCCCGTAACTATACACGGTTCTTTACTGGAGACTACACAAGAAACTCTTTTTATAACAGAACGGCATATTACAATCGGTTTCGTCCGAATCCAAACTGGGATCCTTGGAATGCAGCTCAAGGCCCCATATATTACTTAGGAGTCTACTCCCGAAATATCGCAACGGAAGGGCCTCTGTCATATAGTAGATCGTTTACCGGAAACTATTCAGGTAATGCACCGAACTACAGTAGAACTATTGTTTCGATTGGTCCACCTTGGCAGTGGAACTGGATTGCGGGCGAGTTCCCATCAGTCTATACTAGAACTTCACAATATACAGCGGCTTTCCAAAGAGTTCGTGTAGAAACTTATAACGCGAATTTTACCAGAAACCGAACCTCGAATTACGCAAGAGCGTTTACGAGAGATCGGATCTCATCGTATGCAAGACTTTTTGTCGCCAACTATATTGGAAACTATCAGCGAGTATTTACAAGAAGTCGGTCCTCAAATTTCTCACGTAATTTTGGGGGGAACTTTATAGGTGACTATGCGAGAACTTTCATAGGTGACTTCACTGGTAATTACTCACGTGATTTTGGGGGTAATTACTCACGTAACTTTACACGAAACAGGAATTCTGCATACAGTAGAAATTTCATTGGTAACTACACTGGGGACTTCTTAGCGAATTATATTGGTAATTACGCACGTAACTACTTTAGAGTAACACGGACATCTACATATACTAGAAACTCAACTAGAGATTCTCAGAGAACTATAGGTAGTGATTACACTCGAAATTCTACAAGAGACTCGACTAGAGTAAGATCAAGTACTTACACTAGAACTCGAAGTTCTACGTATACTAGAGACAGTACCGTTGGTCCTTATACAAGAAACAGGAACTCAAATTTCACGGCAACTAGAACGTCCTCATATTCTAGAGATTTCATAGGCGATTATACTAGAGGATTTTTAGGAGATTATATTGGCGATTATGCAAGAGGGTTTATTGGAAATTACTCTCGAACCTTCACTGGTAACTACACAGGTGAGACTGTCGGCAGTTCAACGGAACTTATCGAAACGTATACCTTGTATGTTAAATATGCATAAATACTCACAACAGGAGTAAATATGTCATCTAACATACCATTGAAATTAGAGGGAACCGCAGGCGATCTGCAAGAGATGACCTCTGGTGAGGAGAACTACATCTCTTATATCGTCGGTAAGGATAACCTTGCCGCGACTACTGGTGTGTCGGATTTAACTCTAACATCTACTGGTAACACCTCTATTGGATCGTTCGTTAACACCTTCTACAACGAAGCGGTGGGAACTCACCCAGCGTCTTCAATTACTTCGGGGTCAACGACTACAACAGTATATCAGGTTGCGGGAACAGAATCTCCGGACACTGGTAGTCTTCGTCCCATAGGTTACGCAACAGATGGCGGTTCCACTCCTAGTTTTTATGAGATGCCTGATTCTGATCTGAACGTTCTTGCGCGTCGAGTAAACTCACGTATTGCAACTTCGGACTATCCGGGCATCTACAAGTTAGCGACTGCCGCACCTAGTGGTGACTATGCAGTAAAAGTTTCTAACGTATTTACGGATACACAGACAGACGGTACTACAACACAATATAACATCTATCAAAGAACCGCAATGACCGCACCCACCACAGTCAGACCCGTTGGTCTTAGTGGTGGCGATCTTAAAGAGATGGCGGACAGTGACATCTCAGACTTGATAGGATCTTTTGTGCGTACACTTCGTGCAACGTCTGGAGAAATAGGATCATACCAACTGAGATCCTCATCACAAGGTGCACCAACAGATGCGGGTACTTGGACTTCGGTAGGAACTGCAACAGATACGAAGAAAAATATTGTTGAAACAAACTACACCCGAAACAGGAATTCTGCATACAGTAGGACTCGAAGTTCGAACTATACACGGACACGGGGTTCTACGTATACTCGCACGTCTCTTAGAAGCCGTGTCTCGAATTACGCTGGTGATTATGTTGGTAATTATACCAGAAACTTTATTGGTGATTACACCCGCGATTATCTGGGTAATTATATTGGCGACTTTATCGGGAACTACTCTCGCACCAGAGTATCAACATACTCTCGAACCAGAATAACAGACTACGCCGGTAACTTTATTGGTAACTACTCCAGAACTAGAGT